AGAACAAACAATAATTTTTATATTAAGTTCATTATTAATAACTTCAATAATAATTATTATAAAGTTGAAAGTTGATATTAAGTTTCTTGAAGCTAGTTTAGTTTACCAAGATATTATTAACAATTTAGAAAAGGAAGTGGAGTAAATGAATAATATGGAAATAAAAGTTAGTGTTAAAGACATTCCTGAAGTTATAGAACAATTACAAAAAGCAGAAGAAAAAATAAACAATTTACAATCCAAAATAGACAGGGCTAATGAATTGTTACAATTATTACATTATAATTTTAAAGATGAAGATAGTATTCATAATGAAATTGAAGATATACAAAAGGTTTTAAAGGAGGATAAACAATGCCAAAATTAAGCAAACTATATTACATAACATCAAAAGGCGAACGAAAGATAAATTGTTACAACGTGCAAATACCTAGAAAGATAGTTGAACAAACAAACATACAAGATAATAACATAAAAATATATGCAGAAAATAATAAAATAATAATAGAAAGGGATTAATATGAAAAGATTATTAGGATTTTGTTTGGGTGTTTTGATTGGATTATGTATAATGATACCTGTTATTAATTTAAAGAAAGATTATGATAAGCTAAAAAAAGAAAATAGTGAATTAAAGCAAGAAATAATTGACTACAAATGGCAGTTAGAACAAGTTCCTTATATTATAGAATATGGGTGTAAAGGAAGATGAAAGATACTATGTGTGGAAGAAATGAAAAAGATTTAAAAAAAGCATTAGAAGAATCTTGCGAGTGCAATAAAATAATAGCTAAAAAATTAAGAGAAGAAAGAAGAAAATATCAAGAGCTTTACGTAAAATATTTAAAATTAGAAAGGAAGTTAAAAAAATGTGGCAATTTATAGTCGGATTATTATTAGGATTATTTTGGGGAATAATGATTATGTGTATATTAATCAGTGGTAGAGATGATTAAAATAGTAAATAATACTGATTTATATTATAAAGAATTGGGAGAAATAATTGATAATATTCAATGGGATAATCGAGGGAGTACTAATTATATAGGTAAAAAGACACATTTAACAATAAAATATAAAAGAAGGCACGTTGAAATAGATATAGAAATTATGAAAAAGTGTGTCAAATGGGTATTTTACTATTAGTAATAGTCAATTTGTCCTTTTCTTTAATTTGTAGTATAATTTAGTTGGTAAGGGTATTGGAAAGGCTAAAAATGTGGAACACAATAATTAATACAGTGATCACAATAATAATTAGTAGTATTTTAGGTTATTGTGTGAGTGTGATAAAAAATTATAAAAATAAATTAGAGAATAACAAGAAAAATGAAAATATACAAAACATGGCTTTGTTAACGCTTTTAAAAGGCAATTTAACGAACACATATTTTGTATATAGTGAATTAAAACAAATTCCTGATTATGCCTATCAAAACTTTTTAGATACATTAGCAGTATATGAGGGACTTGGTGGTGATGGTTTTATTCATAAAATTGCTAAAAAGATGGAAGATTGGGATATTGTTAAAACTGATGTATTAAATAAATAGGAGGTAATATATGAAAGCAACGGAAATGTTACATATATTAAAAACTCAAAACAAAAGATTATTTATAATTTGGTTAGTTACATTTATTGCTTTTATAGGCTTGTTAGGTTATACGATATGGTTGTTAAATGATATTGGAACTATTGAAGAAACAAGCAATCAAGAAATTCAAGATGTAAATACCATAGAAAATAGTAATATAACAAATGGTGATATAAATGGGGAAAATTAAGCAAACAAGAACAACTAAAACAAAATATCGTAAATCTAAAACAACAAAAACTAAAAACGGTCATCGTAGATGTAACACCTGTGGTAGATTTATGTAATGTTTGAATTTACCAAAGAAGAATTTGAAGAAATATGTAATAAAGCAATGCTTAACAATGAACTTACCAAAATATTTGAAATGAAAATAAAAGATTATTCTATTACTAAGATAGCACTTGAAATGAATATGAGTGAAAGAACTGTTAATAGAAAGATAAGACAATTAAAGAACAAAATAATGAGAGTTTTATAACTCTTTTTTTATGTCCTTTTTTTGTCTTTTTTTTGTCCTTGATACGGCGTTTTTAACTTTATTATTAATGTTATTATTTAATTGAAAGGAGACAAGAGTATATGATAAATCGTGATAAAAAGCATTTATTGTATTGTCTCCTTTTATTTATTTAAAAAGGAGAATCAAAATGAAAGATATAGATGAGATGTTTAAAGATATATTAGAAGATAAAGATGAAGATTATACATTTAGTAACTTTACATTACCAATTTTATTAATGCTTATAGCAATGTCATTTAAAGATAAAATTGATAATGATCAACCAATTATAAATATATATTTAGGAGATGAGTAATATGTATGGTAATCCTTATATGCCACAAACTTTTAATAGGCAAGAGGCAGTTGACAGAATTAATGCTAATATGAACGAGTTAGAACGAATGAAGCAGCAATTGCAACAGCCACCTCAGCAACCGACTAATTTAACACAAAACTTTCAACTAGCTCCACAAAACAAAGATGTAATAAGATATGCAAATTCTATTGATGAAGTTAACAGGGATATGGTTATTGGCGATACACCTTACTTTAGTAAAGATATGTCGGTGGTGTGGGTTAAGAGTACAAATGGAAATATAAAAACATACGAATTAAACGAGATAATTCCAAAAGATGAAAAAGATTTACAAATAGAATTTTTACAATCACAAATTGAAGAATTGAAAGGAATGATTAAGAATGAACGGATTGATACAAATGCTAATACAGAACAAGTTGCAGAATATACCGAAACAAACGATGGCACAGTTGGAACAACAACTAAAGCGAACAAGTCCACAAGCGTATCAAAAGTATCAAGAAGCAAAGAAAAATAATAATCCTAATGATTTGCTAAATGAGACAGTAAATGGATTTAATCCTAATCAGAGACAAGAATGGGACAACATGATGAGTATGTTTAATGGTGGTATTAACTCTAAATAGAGTTGATATAAATACTTAAAATAGAAAGGTGGTGAAATAATGAACGGAAGTGGAATACAACCAACAGTTGAATTAGCAACCACTAACGGAAACAATGTTTATCCATACCCTGTAATGTATGGCAATGGTGGATTTGGTAACAATGGTTTCTTAGGTGGCGATGGTATTTGGGCTATCTTACTTTTCGCACTATTATTTGGTAATGGTGGCTGGGGTAACGGTGGTTTTGGATTCGGTGGTAACTCTTTTGACAATGGTTACGCATGGCTAAGCAATGGCCAAAAGGAAATCATGCAAAACACTAACACAGGATTTGATACATTGCATTTAAGCAATCAAATTGAAGGCGTTAGAGATGGTGTTTATGGTTTATCTAATCAAATGTGTAATAGCACAAGCGACATAGTAAGTGCTGTTAATAATGGATTCTCAGGCGCAGAAATTTCTGCTAACTCAAGACAAATTGCTAATATGCAACAAGCATTTAATAACCAAATTGCTACATTGCAAGGATTTAATGGATTACAGAGCCAATTTGCCGATTGTTGTTGTGAAAATCGCTTAGGTTTAGCTAACTTAAATAGCACTATACTAAGCGAAAACTGTGCTGATAGAGCTGCACTTGCTGACGGACTTAAAGACGTCTTAATTAATCAGACTGCTAATACTCAAAAAATCCTAGATACCCTATGTCAAGATAAGATTGACGCTAAAAACGAAAAAATTGCAGACCTTCAAAGACAATTATCTATGGCAGATTTAAAGGCTAGTCAAACAGCTCAAAATGCGTTTATATCACAAGGATTTGCTAACGAAGTTGACGCTTTATACAATAGATTAGCAAATTGCCCTGTACCTAGTACACCGGTTTATGGTAGAACACCAATATTCACTTGCCCACAAAACAACGGATGTGGATGTGGATATAACACAACAAGTCAATTTATTTAATAGCATGAGTTGAATACAACTAACTCGATTACGAGAACTTGCTAACAAACCGACGCAAATGTCGGTGACATAAGAATAGGCAAGTCCTATTCTTTTTTAATTATGAAAGGAGAGATATAATGATAGAAACAATTATAAATGAACCATTAGCATTGCCAAGTAATGCTAGCCCTGTAACATTTGACGAAACTGACATAAGGACTAGATGTGCTACTTGTAATTGTAATGGTTGGTTAGATTATTCAAATGGTAATCCTAATTTTAAAATATTTGGTAATGGATATACAGGATATTATGATGTAGAGTTTAGTGCTTCTGTAAGTACGGCTACTCCGGGCGTTGTTGCCATAGCACTTTTTCAGGACGGCGTCCTTATTCCCGACACGTTGAGAGCTGTAACAATTGCAGCAGCAGATGATTACGAGACTGTATCTTTTGATAAAAAATTAAGAGTTTGTCCTCGTGGAACTACTAATATATCAGTTCAAAGCGTTTCAAGTATACCAACACCAACTGACCCTACAACACCAATATCAACTACACAAGCAATTATAACTAATGCAACATTTAGTATATCAAGACTTAATAGATAATGAATAACAACAATTTTATAAATAATAGTTCATTTTTGTTGCAGTTGTATAGTGTAATGTTGTTAATACAAGATTTTAACAATACCGATTTAATGCAAGAATTACAGAATCAAGATAGTAATTATTTGCAAAAGATAATTGAACAGAATGAACAAATAATCGACCTTTTAAGAAAGGAGGATAACAATGCACGAAAAGTTAGAGAAAAAAACTGAAGAAAGCATAAATAAAATATTAGAAGAAGGACTAAATACAAACAATTTAGATCATTTGTATAAACTAACAAAGATTAATCATTTAGCAAAGGAAGGAGAAAATAATATGAATTATGGAAATTATGGTGGAAGAAGAGCGGGATATGATTCCTATGGTAGAGACGAATATGGACGTGGTAACTATGGTGAATATGGTAGAGACGCTTATGGTAGACGTGGATATGATATGAAATATCGTGGTGAAGAGGAACTAGACAGAATGCATGGTGAATATGGTAGATATATGGCTTCACGTGAAAGATATGGTGCTGGTGAAGAAACTGACAAATCATTCCATTATATGGTAAAAGCACTTGAAGATTTTATTATGGTATTAAAAGAAGAGGCTGAAAGTCCACAACAAAAGCAACAATTAATGCAATCATTACAAAATAGCATGAGATAATATGGCTTATAGATTTTATAATGAAAATCCATTAAATAAATATGAAGACGATTGTGTTATAAGGGCTATTTCGTGTGCAACTAATAAATCGTGGGATTATGTGTATGATTATTTAAGCGATATAGCACAATACGAAGGCACTTTATTAGATAAAAAGGAATTTGTCAGGAGCTATTTAGATAGAACCTATCAAAGGTTATATGATGTTAATGGAACGGTGGGATATGTTTCTGGCATGTTTCCCAATAACACTTTATTAATTACAATGAATGGACATATAGTTTGCTCTAAAAATGGCGTGATATATGACACGTTTGATTGTAGAGATAGAGAAGTAGAAAGTGTGTGGTTAGTTAATTAACCACACGTGTATGCACTATTGGGCAAGTAGCTAAGCCGATTTGACTGCAAATCAAATAGACACCTGTGCAATTCGGGTATAGTGCTCCATATTGAAAATTAATTTTTTTTATGATATAATATATAAAGAGGATAGCCCTAATCTATCCTCAATCATTTATTAGGGAGATGATTATATGAATAATTATAAGAGATTATCTTTAGGAAAAGATAAAAATGGTAAGAGAATATTTATAGATGAACACCGAAAAATTATGGAAGAATATTTAGGAAGAAAATTGAGTAGATACGAAGTTGTTCACCACAAAGATGGCAATAAAAGTAATAACAAAATAGAAAATTTAATGGTTATGAGTTTGTCAGAACATAGTAAAATGCATCAGACAGGTATTAAAAGAAGCGAAGAAACAAGAAAAAGATTAAGTGATTCTCATAAAAATAAAATTAAAAGCAATAGAAAAAAGGCAAAACAAGATATTATAAATATAGTTTTAAAATATAAAGAAACTTATAACTTTAGAAGTGTAGATAGATATTATGGATTTTCTAATAGAACAACTAGAGATATAATAAAAGGCTTTTCTTATAAAGACTATCAACCTTTAATACAAAAATTATTAAAAGAAAATTAGGTTGATATACTGCCCTCCAAAATTGAAGTAAATAGTGCAATTTTGCACTTTTTTTATTTTGTGATATAATGTTTATAGAGTTGGAAACAACTTATAATCGAATCTCACGTGTTCGTGGCACGTAAAACTAACGATAGGAGGAAATTATGAAAAGAGATGATTTAGACTTTTTAGAAAGTGAACAAGTTGATAAGGTAATGGCTTTATACGGCAAGGCAATTGCTAAAAAAGACAAAGAGATAGAAACTTTAACTAACAATAAAAAAGAGTTAGAAGATAAAGTTGTTACTTACGAAACCAAAATCAATGAGTTTAATGAAAGTGCTAAAGACAACGCTGATTGGAAATCTAAATATGAGGAGTTGCAAACCTCTATTAAGGAACAAGAAGCAAAAAAGAAAGCAGAAGAAGAAGATAAGATATTAACCGATAATATCAACGCCTTATTTGAAGGCAAAACATTTACTAGCGACTATGCAAGAAATGGACTTATGAATGATATTAAAAATGGATTAAACAATCCTGAAAATAAAGGAAAAGGCATACAAGATTTATTCAATGAATTAACAAAGGATAAAACTGATATATTTGCTAATCCTAATCAACAAAAGGACATGGAAGGTATGGGAGATAGTGAACAAGATAATAACACTAAAGAAATGCCAATAATATGGTAAAAGAAAGGAATGATTTATAATGGCAAGAATAGATGCTTTATCTATTGAATTAAGAACAACAGGAAAAGATAAGTTAAAAGAAGAGTATGGTAAAGTTATTGACAATATTCAACATATTACTCTAGCAAGCAGATTAAAAAATCAAGACTTATCTGGAGACCCAACAGCAGGAACTGTTGAAGCAAAAAGATTTGTTAATGTAAGTGGAAAGGCTTACGGTACTGCAAGAAGCAATGGTAAAGGTGATTATATTAAAGCTGAACCAGTTGTAATTGCAATTAAT